ATGGCACAAGTACAAGACCCAACATTCTGGGGCGGCAACATTGCATTTTGGATTCAAACTTTAGTATTTTTTATTAGTGCGCTTATTGCTATATATACTCTTAGGAGAAATGAAGCTCAAGCAAAGAAACGTGCAACTGTAGACTTAGTTCTGTCAGAAACTCAGGATATGTACTTCCGCGATATTAAAGAAAAGTTTGGGAAATATAAGAAACAAGGGATGAACTTTACCAAACTTGCTTGTGAGGAACTTGCAGATAATCCAGAAGAGAATGACGTCATTATGACAATTCTGAATCACTATGAATTCATTGCGTCTGGAATCTTTGAGAAGGCATTGGATGAAGAAATTTATAAAAGAATGAAGAAAGGGATCCTTGTTAGAGATTGGAAAACATTAGAGCCCTATGTAATGGAGTTAAGACGTAAAGAGAATAGAAAAGCTATCTATGCAGAGACTCAGCGATTGGCAGAAAAATGGGAAAAGGATAAAGGTCCTTCATCAAAATTTTGGCGAAGATAAGTAGGTATCTTAAAACTTATATCTTTTACTTAAAGCCCTACTCAAAGGGCTTTTACACAAATCCCAACATTTACAGACGTGTTAATTGTGTGAGCTGTGCATCCTGAAAATAGAATGCACAGCAATGTGATGATCGATGCAACTTTGGTACGTTTGCACATAACGAACTTATGCGATCCGGTTATTGATCCAGCCATAAAAGAATTGCTCTTGCTTGGGATTGCGTTCACAAATTTCGATATAGCGCTGACCTTGCATGATATTAAGGACACGGACTAATACCTTTTCACCTTCTTTACCACGTTTGGCTAAAAATGTTTTAAGCGCATTTAAAGTAGCTGGACCATAAACCCCATCTACTGATAAATCTGGCCACCCTGCATTACCATTGTTATTTAGGAGATTTAAAGCTCGTTGTAAAAGAGGTTTTGCAAAGCCGGTACCGCAATTCACACCAGTATCTAGAAGCTCTTCAGCTACAGCAGAAGAAATGATATTCACCTGATCAAAACGTGGGGCTGTCCAATAGTTTTTGCGATAAATTGCTTTGGCCACTTCAAGAGGCAAATCTTTCATATTGCCCTTAAAACCATTTGTACGTGCTACAGCTTGAGTAATACCGTATTTGGTTGCACCGCCCCGATCAGCTGGGTTATTTACATACCCGCCTTCACGCTTAATTAATTCATCAAGATATTGTTCAATGTTCATTTCACTTTCCTTTAGATAATAAAAAACCGCCCGAAGGCGGCATTAACTGTTTTCGATATCTCTTTTAGCTTTCTTAACTTCTTTAAGTACTTCAATAATCGTCTTACCTTCCTGTTTGTTAATGAAGTTAAAGATCCAGCGGACTAAAGCCCAGCCAGGTAAACCACAAACAAAGAAGAATCCTCCAAGAGCAATCATCCCCCATATATCAGTAACCCATTCATGAAGCCCCCATTTCACGATAATGAATGAGCCGCCAGCAAGACTTGATACAACAGTACAGATCAAGCCTACGCCCCACTCTTGTGGTGAGCGTGGCATACGAGTCATTAATACAACTGCTGCAACCAAACCGACTGCTAAAGTCACCATGATTGCAATCCCATATAATTTTAAAAGTGCTGTAAAACCGCTAGTGGAAACTGGTTCCATTAATTTCTCCAGAAAAAAACCGCTAAAAAGCGTTAGTTGTTCGTTGTCCAATCCATCATTGGACAGATCATAAAAAAGCACCCGAATTGGGTGCTCAAAGTTCTTTTAAGGTTTAAAGGGTTTGTAAGATTTTCCCTCCGTTAATCAATTGAGTTGTCAGTGGTGCAACTCCCACAATTGCGGGTCCGCCCGGCCCCGGCTGACCTTCAGTTGTGCCATGGTATTTCCAGTTCCATGTTCCATCATTGGTAGACTTGGTGCCACGTTCGCCCCAGTTTCCGCCATCCCCTGATAATGGAGATCCATAACGGTCATTTTGGGTTCGGTACCCTTTACCGGGCACTGCAGCTTCAGCATCAGTAATTTTTAAAACATTGAAGTAGCTTCCAAAGTACCAACGCCAGTCTTGTGAGTCATTTGAAACTGGCTGGCCTGTCATGACCCGACCAAACGGTGCACCTGCCCCACCCGGAATACCCTGAACACCATAAGACAATCCAGTGTAAATACCACTTGGTGTAGCTCCCCCACCTGAGCCGCCTCGAGCCAGAGTTCCACCATCAATAATCAGGTTTAGTTTACTGTGCCGGTTTAATAAACCGGGTGCTCCCTGAAAACCGTCACGGCGGGTTTTAGTAAAGTTATAATCCGGATCGGTAGACCATGCACCAAATGCCAAATGTGGCAACCCGCCATCTCCACCACGTCCAACAACAGCACCTTTAATAGTCAAATTTACCACGAGATCAGGTGGGAACTCACCAGTATCAATAGCAGGTAATTCTGATGCAGCTGGAACGATATACTCTCGTTTTGCAGGACTAGAGTTATAGTCGAATTTATAGACAAATCTGGTTTCCGGTCGATAAGAACTTGAACTTGAAACTAGTGCACCTGCTTCAACTACAAAACTGATTTCTCCAGTCGTTGGCAAATCCCCTCTTTGCATCTGATATAAACGTGCCAGATTAATATCCAGCTGGTCATATCGAATGTAAATCGGTGAATCATCAACCGGCACATCAATAAAGTCCTTGTCATTGAGGTAATAACGTTCATCGTAATTAATTGCAGTAATGGTATTAGAGAACTGGTCAGCCGGTTCTCTTTTTGCAACCAGATAAGGCAGTGAGCCTTTGGTATCGTCATTAACTACGGTGTAGATAGTATTCACAAAGTCATCGGGACTAAGCTTTAAGGCCCCGTTCGGTAAACGCCCTAAAACTACTTTGTTCTTGGCTGAACCCGGCGTAACGGGAATCAGGTCCACGGTACCATCCCCCATTTGCAAATAAATCACATAACTCTTGCCTGCAATGAAATCGACATCATGGCTTAGGGTGAGAATTAAACCTTCTTGCTGTACCACCTCACCGCTTTGATGAATACCATTGCGATAATCAGCTACAGCGATCCGGTCACGTAAAACCAGTAATTCTGACTCAGGTGCCGCATCAAAGGTAATGGATTTGCGCTGGAAGCGAAGCTTGTTCCAAAGCCGGTACGCATTAAAATGAGCTTGCCACTTGTTACGCACACCTACAGATTTCACCTCTTTGGGGTTCTTGGCCCCTTTATCCGGTAGATAGATATTGATACGACTATCGTCGGCCGGATCCGTGTATTCATAGATCAGTCCATCGTAGTCATCCATCACGCCAAAGGTAAGATCATGCTTGTAACTATCAGGAATAATATTCCTGAAGTTAAATAGCATTACCGAGTTATCAGTTGGACGTTCAAAATAAAGCTTGAGCTTATTATTTTGACGATATGCAGTACAAAACACGGCATCACAAAGATTGGTGACCAGCTCTTCAAAAGACAGGTTTGTATCATCAATCGTAGTACAGAACTCAGCCGCAAGTGGTGTACCAAAATAATCAACTACATCGTTATAAGTCCGATAGATATTTTCCAGATCTATTTCGTCGATCGTACGGCGGCCTATCTTGTCATCCAGTGCCATTGAAACCAATGCATCAGCAAAGCTTGATGTTGGAAATAGCTCTGTCGTCATTGCGCCGTTTTTAAAAGTCGGTAACATCCGCTGAAGATCAAAATTGATCTTGCGGGACTTAACAGATAAAGCTCCAGTGGTTGCATAAGTGCGCGCACGAAAAACCGTTTCATGTTCATACACTGTGCTTTGCAAAGGATAAGCACCATAAAGCGCCTGCCACTTTACTTCATCTACTACCGTTGTAACCGCCGGTGTTGGTGTTAAACGACGTGCACGGACACTACAGCGACCTTGAAATGTCACCATATCCAGCGTTGCGCCAACGGTTTGACGCGACTTTGCCGAACCTTTCAAAATGATCTGCTTCAGCATCGGATTACCAATCGCTGCACCAGATTCATTTACCGGTGTTACTTCAACTTCAATCGTGACGTTAACAGCGGCCTGATTCCCACCTGAAGAAACGGTATAAAGTCCATTTGTGGCCACAAAATTACACAGCACCCGGCTACGTTCAACATTGTCCAGAATGAATGGACCAATCCATTTTTCACCTATTGAACTGATCTTTGGTGACAAAGCTGCAGTTTGTTGGTTATTTAACTCTTTAAGCTTTAACCAGTTAGCATTAACGGCCGCCGGATTTGATAACGTCATTCGATCATCTGCTACCGATAGAACGCTGTAAGTGCCGTTTAAATCATAAGTCTGGCCGTTAAACGTGAATGAGGCATTGGTGATTTCTACGCGGTCATTACTTACAAACTTAGTGGTTAAATCCGTATTGTTTGCAGATGCCCGAAGGATCTCGTTTGGATATGCAAAATGAAGGTAGTTCGTACCTTCTAAAGACTGTGTATCTGCTGGACGGAGAACTTGGCCATTAACAGAAGTTTGATGCTGAACCGTTAGTGGCGGCGTGGTAATTTCGGTACCAAGCGAAAAATATGGCTCACCTGAAACAATATCTACACCTGGTCGAAAGACTTCTACCGATGCGCCGGCAATATCAACAATGTTGGTTTCACCATCATATGCACCGTTAATTTTATAGTGACCACGACCAATACAACCAACAACATGCTCTACTTCGACATTGTTTTCATATACCTTGTAAGGCACAGTAATCAGATCAGGGGTATCGTGAGCGGCACCATAAATATCTGCGATACGACCATTTACGCGAGTTTTATTTTCACGGTTTGATAATTCGTTATTTGCAGACGAGGATTGATTGTTATTCTGGTTGGTTTGGGTAATTGAGGGCACAGGCATTAATAATGCAACAGCCACACCCATAACTATAGAAGCAACCGCTATCCAAGCTAGAGTTATGGGGTCTATACCCTTGGGATTCTCAATTACAATGAAAGTGCCTGGCAAGAAATCGAGCTGCTTTAATTCATATGCATTCTTCGGTGTGACTTCATTCGCAAATGAAATTTCGGCATGATCCATATTACTTGTTGTATGGAAAATACGGACATGTTCAGGCATATAATCATATTTTGAAGTAAGCCATTGACCCAAAGTTTCGGCGTGTTCAATTGTTTTGTCTTCGGATAAAGGGTCTTGTTTATAAATAATCTTAATCATAGAAACTCACACGATTAAATCCAAATGCTTGAACGACTTGAATTGGCATCCATGAAACGCCTGATTCCTGCAAATGCAAAATACGCCCCAAACGAAAAAGCCCCACATGTGGGGGCTTGTTTCGGTATCTCGAGTGAAAGGCGACTATGCAGCCTTCCTTGGGCATGGGCAGTGGATTTAAAAGTTTTAACCTTGATGGTAGAAATACCTTTTCTTTAATAGGCTTCATAAAAAATTCAAGTGCTTCCGCCCGGTCTATTCCATATAGATCCAATGCAGCTTCATGAGCAAAATGAACACAGTTGTAGTTTTCCTCGTCATATTGTCTATCAAGCAAATGATCATGACTTTTCATATAGCCCCCTTGAGACCAGTAAAGCGGTCTAGTGCAAAGATATCTCCAGTTTTAGCGGTATTTAATCGTGGAGATTCAGCTTTGAACGTCACAGCTTTATGGTTCATTGAAACACCGGCGAGTTGTAAGCCAAGCAGATAATGCATCGGTGTATTTAAATTATCTGAACTATAAAGCCGATAATTAACTGTTGGTTTTACATCCGGAAATTGACCTTCTATTACCCGTTCAAACTCATCCGGCAAAATGTCACCAAGTCCAGAAATTGAAACGGTCAAAGTTTGGTCCAAATCACCGAGCATTCCGGATCTTTGAATAGATGCTGGCAAAAATTCATAATAGACCTGACCGGATCCTTCCTTATGTTGTACATACACCCCACGATCATCATTACGAACTATTCGGTATATGTTCATAAAGGAAGGATGAGAAAGCTCAATACATTCCAGTTGATAAACATCGACTTTACGATTGAAAAAGAACTTGGCGTATTCGTTATCCATTAGACCTCCCAATCCTTAATCAAAGCTATATCGGCCGTAAGGTTAGGCTGGTTTTGAACAACTTCGAGCTGTGCATTTACCCGGTAAAGGTTGCCATTCACTTCATTGGTCTTGAACGAGTTCGGAATGAAATTGCATTGGTATTGCTGACGTGTTCCTTGGTCTATGACCAAATCCGCATAGAATGAAGCTGGCTTATTCTGATAGATCCGCCAGAAAGCCATCATTTTATTGAAATCGGTTTTACTTAAATTCCAGTTCACATCGACAATATGACTATTACGTTTTACATCGATGTAATAGCGACCACGTCCGCCATCCATCTGCTGACGTTTCACATCATCACCTGGTGTTACGCCATAGCCGCTGGTCTGAGGATTTAGCTTTAACTTGTACATAACTTTCCTTCAGGTAATAAAAAACCGACCTCATAATGGGTCGGTATAAAAGTATCTTTAACAACTAAAGTCTTGATATTTCTTCAGATATCTGACTAGATTCATGTAAAATATAGTTTATTAATTGATTTGAAATCGTTAGATGAAGATGATAGTCAGCTGTTGTTCTAAACCTCTTTAATTTTTGTATTCGATTTTTGATTTCCGCAGCTCTTTTCTGAATCATTTCAGACGTTGAACCCGCAGGGTACCCACTAAGTCTGCTATAGACTTTTTCATGAGCTCCACATTTTGTCTTTGTTACTGGCCATAATAGTCGTTGTTCTAAATGATGTCGGACTTCATAAAAAGCATGGTAATAAGCACGCCCTATAATATTCCTTTTGTGACATTCATCATATTTTGTAGAATTACCTAACAGCTCATAACAGTAATTTAGTGTATCTGTAGTAGCCATTTTTCAATCCACGCCCACTTCATAAGGAATAATAAAATATGAAAGTTTATTCAGTTCATCAATTAAACCCTCATCATAGCATTTACTAAATATTTCTGAATTCATAGCGTCAATCTCATCAAAACTTCTATCGACATAAAGCAATATTAAAAATTCATCATCAATAAAACTATATTCATATTTTCGACACCGAACATTCCTTGAGTTAAAACATTTAAAAAGAATTGAACCGATATGTTTCAAGACTCTAGAATCAATTTCTAGTTTATTTTTAATTTCAAAAAACTGAATAAATTCATTAAAGTCTTCCTTTTTAAATCTTTTATAATAATTTAAATCATCATTTAAAATTCCATCTAGAAAATAAGTTATAGGTTTGAAGTCAATAGGAATAAAACTTTCTAAGGGTAAATTTTGTTTACTACACAAACTTATAATTTTATCAATATTTTCATTAGCACTAGAAAAATCTACTGAGCTAAGAAAAACAAAATAAAGATTCGATAAAATTGATACACTATTGCTAATTTTCAGTACTTCTCGAGCGTATTGATGCGCAAGAATAGGATTATCAAAATACATTTCAATAATACTGTTGCTTAATAAAAACCAATCTAGTGGCTCAGTTTCTTTAATATCATTAAGCAACCGTTTGCATCTAAAATACTGAAATTCACTTATCGATCCAGTAAGAACAGCAGAGTTAATAATATCGGTTACTTCTGATGACTTAGTTTTAGGAACTGGAGGAAGCATAAGAATATTCACCAATTTTTTGAAATTTTGTCCTAATTTATTTAAAAAAGCTACCTCTAAAGGTAGCTTTTAAATTAACGATTCCGTCTTGCTGTCGTATTCTCAGTCAAAGACCGACTAATAGTTGAGTTTGGATTACCGATTTGATCACTAACAAGTTTCGGTACCTTTCTTGGAAGCTGCTTATCCAGTTCATCTGTAACAATGATCCGGACTGTTTGCTCATCCAGTTGTTCAGCTTCAACTGTCGCTCCACTCACCTGATTAATCACTTCAATTTTGAAATTGATTGTCGGTGAAGCAGGCTCAATTGAAGGCATAATCTCAGCTTGAGGGCGTGAAGTACGTCCTAAAGTAAAATCCTGAACATCATCCAGATTTGAACGATCCTGAACTAAACCATTTGATGAGAAGTAGACCTTGCCATCATGGAATAAGTCAGAATTTGCCGAAGACGCCAACTTAGGTGTGTCTCTATTACCTTTATAGATAATCTGAGTATCTTGAACCGGTTGATTAAAGATGTCAGCTTGCTTTTGGCTTTCTATAAAGGCATTAGAACTCATCATTGCACGGCGCATGACACTATCAGCCGAGGCATTGTTATTGAGAAAAGCTTCAGGGTTTGCACTCTTACGCATTTTCTCAACTAAACCAACTCCGCCCCATCTTTTAATGTCTTCTTGGGACCAGACCACCTCTCCTTTATGGACAATACCTGCAGGTTCATATTTTCTACCAGATCCAGTGTAACCACCGTCAGCAAAGCCTTGATCTTTGATTGCACGGATGTTTGCAATAATGCTAGCCCCTTGAGCAACTGCCCCAGCAATCAACGGTAAGTTAAGAGGAAAACCAGCTTTTGAAGCTGCTGCAATATTTTGCTGAATCGCAATACCAGCAGCTGCAATCGCATAAGCTTTATCTGCAGCGAACATGATTTTGTAAGCTTTAGATTGCTCTCCAAACATTGAACCAAACATAGATGTAAGAGAACCCATCATTTGGCCACCAAATGCAATTTGGGTGTTCAAACGATCTTGCTGATATTTATCTTCAATATCCTGAGCATTCTGAGCATATTCGGCAGCGATCTGATTGCGTTGGTCCTGAGCAGCTTGAATGATAGCTGTTTTCCGGTTTTCGAAGTCCTGTTGCTTGATGAGTCCTGCTTCCATGTGTGCATTTAGAACATCTAAACCATTTTTTTCATCAAGATCAGTAGCAGCAAATTGACTATCTGCTAAATCATTTGCAGCATTTAAACGGCTAAATCGTTCCTGATCCTGTCTGAAAAATTCTCCGGTACCATTCATATCCGCTTGGATACCACCCCAGTTTTGAACAGCATTATTCACTTTATCGCGTGTCTCTTTATCCTGATTGGCTTTAGATAATGCGATTAGCTTTTGCCGCTCTTCTATAGAAAGCTTGGTATTCTTAAGAATTTCCTCCCGTTCGAGTCTGTAACGTTCCTGCATGGCTTGCGTTTCAGAAAGCAGAGATAAACGGGCTTGAAACAACCGCTGTTCCTGAGCTAGTTTTAATAACCCTAACTCTTGCTGTTTTTGCTGTTCCAGCAATTCAACAGCTTGCTTCTGCTCAAACTTACTTAATTCAAGGTCATGAGCTGCATTGAACTTTTTACGGTTAAAGGACTCTTCTAGTAACTGTTCCTCGGTTTTCTGGAACTCCTTATAGTCTTCCAATTTCGTTCTAAGGGCTTGTTTGGCTATAGCAATATCATTATCTGCACGACGATTTATTTCCGCCTTTATTTCTGCAGTACGTTCCGGGCTAAAGTTTGCTTTATCAACATCCTCCAGTCTTGCCTTTCTATTATTGTTAATCCGTCCGACTTCACTAGCCACCTCATTTTCAAGTGACCGTTGCAAATCCTGTTGACGTTCAAGTTGAGATTGAATATCACCAGCTGCTCTATCACTGCCCTTACTCGCACCACCTTTCACCTTGCTCTGCATCTTTGGCGATTGATGAAGCAACTTAAGAGACACTCCATCCTCAAAGATCACTTCACTGACATAACCACCACCCTTGCTGTCATACCATGTCTTGATATCTTTCACGGCGACATTGGTCGTGATCGGTGTGCCTTCAGGCATTGAAAAATCAATACCCTTATGAAATGAAGAAGCCCCTTTAGTTGGGGCTTTTCGTGGACCATAATTAGAACTGATCTTGTAGGAAGTTAAAGGTTTTCCTCCCGCCTGTAATCGAGCTAGATGTTCATTAGAAACTTTCTGACCTGACAATGAGCCACCATAACGGACGTCAAGATGTGGACCAGTACCAATACCGGATTGACCGGAAATACCGACTAGACGCTTAGAAAGTTTTTGCTGATCTCGTAATGCCTTATTTTGCTCTTTAGTTGCATTAGTAGCCTCATCACGAATTGCAGCGACTCTCAAATGCATTTGCCACTGCTCTTGTAAAATTTGAAGTTGTTCTTTAGATAATATGACCTCTCGTCCAATATTATTTTCCTTTCGCCAATCTAAAGTAAAATCAGCAAACTCTTTTGCTCTAGCTTCTCCAAGTAGTTGTTTGTTACGCATATAGTTGTTAATCCAATATTGGTCATCAAGCATGGATTTGTTAGCATTTTCACGTAATTTCTTGAGTTTCTGTTCTGCGGTTTCAGCTGCGGTTCCAGTATTCTCTAAAGCATCAGCATGCTTCTGTTGCTTAATTGCCGCATTTTGTGCTTCATTGCCTCCAAGTTTCACCTCAACTCTTAATAATTTAAGTTTCTCAGCTGATAAACTTGCTTTAGATGCATTGTCATCATACTGCGCAGCCTGTTTTTTCAGATTTTCATATAGATCTGTAGGCAACTTAATTTTATTTAGACGTTCAATGGCTTCTGTATAGCTGATAGTTCCAGTTCTCGCTTCCTGGGAAATTTTTTCAACCTCCCTATTTCCTCGTGCATAGTTCTCGATATCAATTAATGCAGACCCTACAGCACGCGATGATTTCTCTAATGCTTTATTTTGTGCATTAAAAGCAGTAGTTAAATCATTAACTGCTTTAGCCTTATCATTGCCAGTTAATTTTTTTAACTCCTCATCAGCTTTCTCAGCAACTTTAGCTTGTTCAGCAAGCTTTTGCTTTGCCTCCTCTGCCTTATTATTAAAATAAGAATAGGCTGCCGCTAATCCCATTACTCCTAATGTTGCAACTCCAGCCCACCCACCAATTAATCCAAACGCCCCTTTAGCTAGTCTCCCTGCAATTGAAGTTGCAGTATTTAGCTTAATTTGAGCTGCTGTTTGTGCATTTGTAGCAGCAGTTACTGCTGCCTGTGCTTGTGCGTATCGAGTTGCTGCCGCAGTTGCTCCAAATTTAGCTTGGGTTTCTGCATTTGTTGCTCGCACATTCGCGAGATGAGCTTTTGCTGCATTCAAAGCAGCGGTAGCTTCTGCATATTCTGCTTGAGCATTTAATACAGATGCTTGGCGGCTCGCTAAAGTTGAAGCCATTCCCTCTTTAATAGCAGCGCTCTTCATCAAAATTGCACGAGTGATATATCCAATACCAACTACTAAAGCCCCATCAGCAATTAAATCTAAATTACTTGCAAGAGTTTGAACTGATCCAGCTAATACCTGTGCCGCACCACTTCCCTTACCTGCTTCGCCAACAAATTTTGTGATCTCGTTGTTGAGCAGCGTCAAAGACTGTCCAATAGTGATATCGGTCTTCGCAAAAAGTGTATCCACATCTTTTTCTACATTTCTAAGTGCTTTTACAATCTCTTGAGATGTAATTTTACCTTCTGCTGCTACTGAACGTAGCTGACCAACTGTAATACCCATACCCTGAGCAATTGCTTTAGCTAATGCTGGGGTTTGCTCCATTACAGAATTAAGTTCTTCTCCACGCAACGTTCCACTAGCCAATGCTTGACCAAATTGAACCAAAGCAGCATCTGCAGCCTGTGCACTTGCTCCACTAATTGCTACAGCTTTAGAAACTGTTTCAGTTAAACGTGCTGTGTCAACCATTGTGAGGTTTAAAGTTTTGGCATTATCACTAAAACGCTGGTAGACCTGTAGAACAGAATCCCATGCTGAATAGGTTTTTTGAGCAATTCGGAAAGTGTCTTCCGTTGCTTTATTTAGTTCAACTTGATTATTAGTGACCAACTTAAGACGGTTTTGTAGTCCAGTATATGTATCCATCTTTGAAATGGCAGAACTTACTGTTACTAGCCCAGCCATATACCCTGCTAGTGCACGAGTAGCTACAGACATCCGGTCCATAGATTTCGAGGCGAAATCCCCTTTTTTGGTGATGCTATCCAATTCAACTGATAAGTCTTGTGCAGTGCGTTTCGCGCGTTCCGAATCAATAGCAATTACTAAGCGAGCTTCTTGAGCCATTTGACTTTCCTTCAGGCAATAAAAAACCACCTTAAGCGGCGGCAATAAATCGAGTCTTAACTAGGTAATACTTTTGGACTTTTCCAAGATCCATGAAGTTATCTCAGCCCCTAGATCTCCATACATCAATAGCTGATAGGCCGATTGAGGCGAATACCGTGTTTCCTTTTCTCCAGCTATTCCTGTTTTTGAAAGTTCAATATTTTCCCAATCCTGTATAAGATGAGTTGCGATAATTCTTGCAAACTCTTGGGCTGATAGCATGGCACTCATTCTAAAAATACTTTTTTTGGTACAAAGCATTTTATAGGCCTTACCAAATTCAGGATCAGAAAAAGGCTTAATCCTAAAACATCCAAAAACTTGATCATTTTTCTTAAAAACAAACCATTTGGATTTATCTGTCATATTTGCTTCCAAAATTTCGGTAATAAAAAACCGACCATTGATAGGTCGGTTTTAGGCTTTAATCGCTGCAATGATTTCAGGTAATTTCCAGATTAGAATTGGTATGGAAAACAAAATTAAAAAGGCAATAATTGTCTGCCATAAGCCATACTTTTCAATAGACACTTTCATAAGCTCCACTATTGGTTTAAAATGCTCCATATAGATTTACTTTCCTCTTACTTTCGTCGGTGGGTGGAATGAAAAACCCCAGTAGTTAGCGCTACTGGGGTTTTGTTTTGGGTATTAAAAAACCCACTCGATGAGTGGGTTTTGTTAAGTTGATTTTATTAGTGACGAATCAGACTACCTGAAATTTCAAGTACTCCCATCAATCGACTTGACTCCATCAGTGGGTGAAACCAACGGTCGCCATAATGTTGATTACCTGTTGTGTAGCTTATGGTTTTTAAATCATCACTAATGATTTTTCTATTAAGAGGTCCTCTTAAATCCATTGTTCGAGTGAGTTTTAGAACTGCAATATTGGTTTTAAACGCATATTCAGCTAAGTAGTGACCTTGTTCATTACTAAGCATGTGTATTGCACGATAGATTTTGCTTGTCACAAAGTTTTGGGAAATAATTGCATCTACCAGATCCTTAACCAAACCCAATGTTTCATTATCAAACAAAGAACCTTGAGCCTTCTTCTCTGCACTACTGTACATCGCAATCAGATGATGAACATATTCCACTGCAACAGGAATCATGTCATATGGGATTTCATCAATATGCTGAACATTGAAACGCTGATGAACTAATTTATAAGCATCGCTGTAATTCAAATGCTTAGTTTTAGCTACAAGAAGATTTACAGCATTGGTTAGGGGTTCACGTTCGGATTTGTGGGTTTTGGCAACTGGTGTGCCAACTTCTTTATCTAAAACATCAAGTACCCACTTGCGGAATTGCTTCGCTACAGCAGTACGAGCAAACATGGCTATTAGGTGGCAACCACGTAGTGAGAAAACTCGAACTTTCTTTTTTAAATTTCGTGTTTGTTTCGAGGTCACTGAATCAGTGACCTCGATATTCCCTGCTGTCACGGATTCGATGATTTGAGTCATTGAATCTGTGAACTCATCTTTATTCGCGTTATAAAGATTACTTACAGATTTAACACTTTTATAGCTCAACGCCTGCGCCAACTCACCCGCTGTTAGGTAAATTTGTCCATTATCTCGAACAACAGGGTTAAATTTCACTTCGTTAAAGCTTAATGCTAAACTAGACATGTCTATATCCTCATAAGTGTAGACAAAAGGCTCTGATCTCCGTCGAAAGTTATCAGGGCTTTTTTATGACATCAAAATTGATATCACTTGACTATAATTTATAGTGATATTACTCTTGATGTCAAGCATCGAGGAACAAAATATGTCTCAATCAGATTTAATCAGGTTTCCTGCCAGATTAGACCCCCAAATACATAGTGATCTACTTACTTACGTAAAGCAGCAAGGCGGGTCAATTAATACAGCTATTAATAATCTATTGCAGTTTGCACTTAGATACGGCCTTCAAGGTGAAGGTAGCTTGTTAGACTCTTATTTACCCGATTTGAAAACAAACTTAGGTAAAGCTGAATTTATTATTGAGCAATTTATTCATAGTGAAATCTCATCTGAATTTGATGATCTTACCAATGGTCAAAGATATCAGGATTATATTTCAACCAAAATAGAAGAACTTGAACCACATGATAAAAAGCTTCTGGCCGAGTTAGCTGGTTCCTTGGCTAGAAAAAAAGCACCCTAGGGTGCTTTTTTAATTACGATAGCAACCAAATCAACCCGATCAACAATGCTACACCCACCATTAATCCTATTATCCATTCAGATGCTGGATAGCTAAGAATCAAATTATTATCTTTTTTCGAATCAATAACTTTAGTTGGATACTTGGGTTCAGGGTGGCTTGGTTTGACTGTTTTAACTGACTTATTGCTCGGCGGTGGTGGAATGCCTATATGCTCTTTACTGCGAGCAATAGATCTTTGCTTCAAAAAGTTATCATTTACCTTTTTAATTTCCTGTTCGCTTAAATTCCCCTCTTTTGAAGCTACTTCATCATCATCGGGAGACAGAGGGAAGTAGATTTCAACTAAATCTCGAACAGAAATATAGTCACTATTAGGTAGAGCCTTAAGTAATGATAAAAATCTTTTAAACGGCTGTTTTTTATAGGCCCTATTGTAATAAGCCTCTAATTTTTTCTCTAATGTAATAATTGGTCGATTTGCTGTATAAGCCACCTTATAAGTGTAAGATATATTGCTTAAAGCATTCTTATGCTTGCCCTCTAGTCTTAAGACATTTGCCATATCTTCATGTGGTGAGGAGTCTAGAACCAGTGTTTCTGTTTTAGAAAAACCCATCTTACTAGCATGCTTTAAATAGGAATTTTTTTGATCGTTTAAATGTTTCCACGCATCGTCAAAACGCCTTTCTTTAATAGCAATCTGTGCGAGTTTCTTGCTATTAGCGGCTTGCCCCAGATAGTCATCCAATATCATATCTATTCAGCCAATTAAATATACTATGTGATTTAAATAAGTTAGTTTTATCAAATAACTACTACTATTTAAAAAGGCAGCCTAGGGCGCCATGTGATTTGTTTACTTGCAGACTTTTGACCAGACTTCGTTAAAGGTCGTTTGATCTACTTGAGAAGTTTCATTTTCAATTATTGTAAGATCAGGTGTTCCAATAAAACGAACAAAACCTGTATATGCTCCAAAGCTATTTTTTGAATTTACTTCGCCACACATACCATTCATATTTCTAAATTCAGCAGAACCAGGGTCCTTTAATAAGGCCTTCACTGACTCTTGAGCCTTCATTTCTTTGAATGCATTAAGTTCTTGTGCGGTTGGTTCTTTCTTACCACACCCCACTAACCCAAGACCAATTAAACCCGCAGCCAATATTTTTTTCATGAATTTCACCTTTTGTTATAAAGTGTACTAACTTTAACAAACTGGTTACTAAATGTCACATAAAGGAAAACCACCCGAAGGTGGTTTCTATCAAATAAAACTAACTAAGCTATTTCACAATTGGTTTGATGCCATGAATGGTTATTTCCATATGAAAAACTAATTTCACTTGGAACTAATGTTCTTTCTTGATGATTAAGATTTTCAATTAACTGTCTTAATTCACCATCACCTTGTACGTGCTCTTGATATAAAGCACGGAGTAATAAATCTGTTGGTTTTCCAATTAACGAACGACCAGCTTCCCAGTGCCGAATACTAGATTCGCCAACACGTAAAAGCCCCGCAAGATTTTTTTGCGATAAATTTAGCTCTTTACGAAGAAATCTTATTTCTTCACCATTGAGTTCTGGCTTATGAGTTATTAAATATAGGCCTATGGCATTATGGAGTTCATGGACAGATTGGATTGATACCAATTCGCCAAATTCCTCATCATTTTCAATAGTAAAACCATTCTGTAGCCAAATATTACTTAAGCCACATTCTTCATAGTGATACATAATTTAGCCTACTCTTAAAATGTAGTAACTACGACTGAAAGGTCACCGTTCGCGGTCTCTTTAAATGCAACTGTAGCGGTAATATATTCACCAGCAGTACGAACAGAAACATTTGCTTTACAAGTTCCACGAGCATCCAAATATGGTCCCTCAGTGATGTCTCCATGTTCAAAACAGCAAATAATTTGCTTCATGGAGATACAGCGTTCTTTCATTCTTTCTTTTGCATGTGTGGTTAACTTGATTCTGCTAGTATCTCTAGCAGATGCTCTAAGTTTTTGTTTAGCTTCAGTTAATGTTAAACACATACAAGCAAACACCAAGGTTCTCAAAAGAGTAAAAGAATGCTGAACCGTCAAATATTGACGGTAAGGTGATTATTCATCATTTGATAATCACGCGCAATACCTTAAAGGTAATTTTCTGTCAATCCAGATCAAGTATTTTGTAACATCGACTGCGTTATTTTGAGTCGCATTTAAGAGCAACTGCTTAATTGTTTGACGTTTTGACCAAATTGGGCTTTTCAGCCCGGCAATACCCAATTTGGTCACTTACCTTTGCTTTTGGTTGATATCTTCTTATGGCACTCCTCCAAAAACAAATTATCCAAAGCAAAAATACAGTCATTAAAAATATGAGCAGCCACGGGTAAATCATTATGCTCTGCATAGACATTGATTGCCTGCTGATCTAAAGATAACGGGATACCCTGCTCATATCGTCGGGATCTGCAAATAGTGCTAAATGCCGAAAGAATGGAATCAGCCGCATAAGAATACTCTGGCGGATCAGGAATACGACCACCTAAGAACTTGATTTGTTCGATTTCGTGCGGCGTTTTCGACGCATACGTTTTTTGGTATTTGTAGAGCTCGATGACTTTCCCAGAATTAAAGCCTTGTCCTTGTCTGCGTCTTCCTGAATCTTCTGGGCCTGTTCTTTAATAAATAGCCAGATCGAAATACCAATATCACCAAGATTAAGAAGCTTTGAGGCATTCTCAGGGGTATATGGCTTTTCAGACTCAACAGTTTTACCGTCTACGATTTCGGCAAATACCACACCTTTCCAGTCTTCAATTAAGTGGGCAGCACATGCATCCATTAATAATTCATGATATAGCTTAGCGTTTTCATCTTTTACCATCACATCATAGCCTTTGGATGTGATTTGGTTTCCTGCCCGTTCAATAGCTACCTGAAAAGGCTTATAAGCGATACCACGGACTTTGAACTCAGCCTGTACATCGCCATCAGCACCCTTGTATTCACACCATTTTGATACATCTGAGCTTTTAATAATTCCGACTTTTAAAGCCATAGCAACCTCTGAAATTTTAGAAATAAAAAAGCCCATGGGATTCCCATAGGCTTTGTTACTGAATAAGCTGATTACACAAGAGCACGTACAATCGTTGGCGCTGTACGAACTTGGGCAAAGTTGATGTCTACTGTAATGATGTCGTCACCACCGCCATCCGGGTGGTTGGCTTCCATGACTTCCAATTGAGGGAAATTGAACGAGTATTTACTGCCTTTGCTGTCTTTAATATCAAAGGTCAGTGTAAATACATCACGGGTTTTAATGGCATCAATCCAACCAGCAGATGTTGAAGAAAACATGAATGAAGCATTTGCTTCGATATCCATCATCTTTTCAATGTAGAACTCTGGTGTGTACTTGCCTGAGCCGATACAACGGATTGCTTCAAGGTTATTGTTAATAGAAATGGTCAAAGACTGTAGACATGCTTTGCCTTGAATTGACTGGCCGTTTACAAGCAAGTTTTCCACGTTCGGCATACTGACAAGCGGACGAGTCGAAGCTGCAACCGGATTCACTACAGGGTTCGTTTGCTGACGAGTAAACGAGCTACCTACTAAACCAAAGTTACCAGTGATCTTCCCGGTTGTTTGAATGGTAATTTCACCGGTATTTACCTGCACACCACGGTAGATAAACACCTGCCCAATATCTTCAAAAACTTTAACCAGCGTTAAAGACTTACGTACATTACCGCCAATGGTTAAGCTATTCGTTGCCCAGTTATTAAATGCTAAAGCACTTAAGAATAAATCAAAGGTACCAAGTGACAATTCAAACTCTAACTGACCAGCTACTTCAGCTTCTGTGACCACACCGCCTTGACGGTAGCGTGAATCCACCACTTCACTGCTTTCTTCAGTAGAGACATTTTCAGATAGGCCATCGGTTACACGGCGAACAGTGTACCAAACTGGATTTGCCGGGGTTATTCCTAAAACTGCTTCTTCACAAGCATATAATCGAATTTTTGCGCCTGAACTCATTTATAATTCTCCAAAATTTAGGCATAAAAAAACCCGCTTTAGCAGCGGGCAGTTATAAAAATGGGCGTAAAAAACCCGCTAAAAAAACGGGTTTTTAAGGAGTTTCATCGGCATCTGAGACTTCCGGCGGTTCTATCCCATTCATGGCTGCAGCAACTGCTTCGGATAAATTTGTTGGTTGAAACTGAACCGGTGTCTCACTCACTGTTTCTTCAAATTCGGGTTCGGGCTCTTCATATAAACGAATATCAATCCAGCGCCCCTCTGGAATTTCAAGTGGCTGGCCAAGGTCGGCGACAATTGCGGCAAGTTCAATATCAAACTTTCGTTTGTAAGTCTTAATTGAAATATCACCGTTCTCTAGAGTTTCATAAACAACCGCAACAACAGTGTTGCCATTAGCATCTTTAGGTACTTCGATGTACCAACCTTCTTGAGCAAAACCAAGTGAACCTTTAATTAAGTAGTCACCTGTACCTAATTTTTCAAAACTGATTGGTTGCATTTCAGCATCATGGTTAAGTTCAATATGATCACTAAATAACTTAACAATAGGAGAAGCTGCCTTAATAAATCCATTACCATCTACTGAAGTGTTCTTTTCAGTTCTTACTTTATAAAGTGCCCAGTTTCCAGAATTCAAAGAACTATGCTTAAAACGGAAATACCCTTCGTGAGTAGAAGCAGCAAATAACAACTGAGCTAGTGATGTTGAACCACGTGTAAATGAAATTCCTGATGCATATGCAGGTAAAGTTGCTGAAGCTGTCGCATTGGTCCAGACTAACTGATTGACTGTTGGAAAGGATGTTTTGCTTTCTGTTAAAAGAAATGACCCTGAGCCAGCAACCTGCACATCTCCCAGACCAAATGCCCCAACTTCCATGATATTGCCGGCACTTGTCCCAACAGTTCGAGATGCTGGATTACTTGTTGGAATATTTTGAATTTGAGAGAAATTTGGCGTTAAGTTTGGAATACCTGAAGCAAAAGGTAGCATAAACTGACGCTTACCTTGAGCTGAGTTATATGGGAAAGGCCGATGATCCCAAGAATATTTAAAGACTAGATTTGCCATTATGCAGTCACCCCGTCAATTACCTGAAAAGTCAGAGTTTCAGTGTGCTGTGTATTGCCACCAATGACTGCTTTAATGTCCATTTGACATAGCCCTAAAGGCCAAGTTGCAGTGCTTGTACTAGATTTAATGTTCAGCCAACCCTTCTGTGTACTCTGACTTAATGCTGTACAAGTTAATGTACCCACAGCAGTGCCTTCCAAAGTTTTGACTTGAGATGTAAAGGTGTAACCCGTCAGATCAATTGCACGACGTACATCATCTGGTGGATATTGTAAGGTTTCATCCATGTCCACTAGCTGTAGATTTAAGTTGAATGTGTCACCACGCTTAAAACAAAAATTGCTCATAAGTGATTCCTATAGGTATAAAAAAACCACCTTTGAGGTGGTAGTGAATATGATGTAAAAAAACCGCCTATTAGCGGTCATTTAATTAAAGAGAATTAGGGTTTGTAATCTAGCTCAACACTTACTCCAGTAACGATATTATGTTTGGGGCCATCTATGCACTGAACGTTTGCTAAACGGATATTCACATCAGAAACACAAAGCTTATTTTCACTTTGCCATTTGCTCAACTCTACAGACATAACATCCTCAAGATGTCGTTCCAGTTCTTGCCGTTTAATTTCGATTTCTTCTAAAGTCAGCATACATGACATATCAATTCACCTTGTACCCAATGCTCACATTATACTGAATGAAGTCAGCATCTTGCCCGACAAAAATTGATTGTCCTTCTAAACATTCTAGATGATCGATTGAGTAATATTCAAAATGGGCAAGCCAAGCATCACACAGTTTTGTGATTTCGATTATTCCTGTATTGGGACGTGCAAAGCATTGAATCATGATATTACCCGTACGCCGGATACATGGTTTATCTGCAATGCCTGAGGTAAAACTCGGGCCACCTGCAATCGTTAAACGGCACCATACACCTTTTGTTGGAACAATAAAGTCTGGTGCATTTGGATACTGAATCCGTTCTTGAGCAATACCCGTAAAGCTTTGCATGCGATCTATAATAGCTTGCCTTGTCTGCTCTAAATTCATTGTCATTTTAACCACCGTACTTTTGAGAAATAAAATTAAAAGTGAGGTCATAAATACCTTGTGGCGCTTGATCAGACCAACCGTTTTCTAAGCGCTCAGCATAAGGCTTGTTGTTCTGTATATAGACCAAATTGCCCAATTTAATCTTTACGGCTTGAATAGCTGCGTCCTGAATGGGATTTGTTTCTGGCTCACGTACACCAAAATCAGTAGATCCAACCGAAACAATATGTGAAGCACGGTATGCTCCAGTATCAACAGGACTTAAATTAACTAAGGATTGCACGGTATCCATGACAATATTCTTTACATGGTCTTCTGCTGCTTTAGACACATCAAGACTAAAACTAGTAGGCTTTTTCCCCTTCCATCCCATGATTCACCTCACTTTCTTCGTACATTTCAAATAAGTCTTGAGCGATTGCTTGAATTGAATATGCTTCAAACTCAACGCTAGGTTCGCTTTCACCCATTCGCCGCTTTACTATTTGCCAGACATGAACAGCTTCATGTAAAAGCAATCCATAAACTTGAATTTGATCTTTATCCGCCGTATCACCAATTTGGACGATTGCATATGCGCCATCAGAAAAAGTACTGACTTGTGCATCCGCTCCCATATCCAAAAATTGATCGGCTTTATCCATATCTTCAAATAACAAATCCATGTGTAGTTGATTTCGAGCAAGCGTGTACTGCACATGTTGGAATGGCGATATATACCATTCAGGAACATAATCAGAATTAACCATGGTTTAACCTGTTAACTCGGTAAAGGCGTTTCAGTCGCTTCTCTACCATCAAATGAGTTATGAATAAAAATGCCATCCTCATATTTGGGATGGCATTTGCAATGAAATGTTGAATGGTGTTTTAAATCATTTTCAGGTATCACCTGAACGCTGTCATAAACTTCAAGTGCAGTCCAAGTCATTTTTGCTCCAATAAAAAACCCACCGAAGTGGGCTTTGAATTATTCAAAAAGTGGTATTTCGCCTCTAAATTGTGGAAACTCTAATAATGCTATTGCTCTAATTTCCTCTGCCAGAACGGAATCACCATCATTATGTTTTCCAATATTAAGATAATAATTTTTATGATTGTGTATATGATAAATAATCCATTCACCTGTTAGTTTTCCGTTTTCTATACGATCCAGATATTGCTTACTAGAGCTTAAGTAAGCCAACTTTGAAACTTTTTCATTTAAAGTTAAATTGGGATCATTATAAATATCTATAAAATCCTTATAAAAATTGGGGTTTGAATTGATCTGACTCTTAATATTTAAAGACATTGAACTTAACCCGATTTGTTCAAAGTGTTTATGCCACAAACCCTTCAATGGCATATATTTAAACAGAGTAGGTGGTTTCATTCTTTTGTAATTTATATCTGGATTTTCTAAGTTCCTCATTTCACTTAAGATCATATCTATATTAGCCCCCCTAAAGAATGCATAGAACATTTTTATTAGGAAAACTGAAGTAAATCTTGATTCGGTAATTTCTTCAAAATCACTATTCATAACTAAATGGAAAAATAAATGAACTTCATCCTGAAGATGGTCATTATTGGCTTTTATATTTTCATATATTTTTTCGACTCTACTCATAATATCCCCCTGCTCAGAGGGATATTAGATCAAGTATTTAAACCTTTCTCAACTGACATTTCCAAATAGTTGCAGCGGGATCCTGTTGAATGTGTTTGACACGAAAAGTACCTAAGGCTGTTAGCCATTCATCATCAATTTTAGGTGTCATGGACACTTCATTTTGAAGCACGGTAGCCTTCTTATCTGTGGCCAGAACTCCAAGCGTCTGAATCTCATATTGACTGTATGAGCCAAACAGAACACCACGGCCAGAATAATTTTCTTTAACTTCAACATACGTTTCAGTTTTAGGATCCCAATTTGTTTTTGAGATCCGCTCACAAGTAAAGGTATGAACGGCATCCGCTAAATCATCATTAAATGCTTCAGCAATTTCTGCCTGAATTTCGTCACGTAAGCCCATTAGATTTTCCTAACAAAAAATACAGCTTTTCGTTTGCTGTAAGGCTTAATCAAATCAAGAATGAATTGCTCAATCGCACTAAGCTTTACTGATCCGTCCTGATATTCCTTTTCAGTTTCAACCGTATCAGCTTTAACTTTCTTACGTTTTAGTGCCTGTTCCTGCCCTTGATATAGATCACCTTTCATAATGCCCTTGATTATTTGATATGAGGCAGTTTTTAGAGGTTCAGGAACTTGGGTAACGTCTTCATAAGGCTTTACGTTACGTGCTAATAGATAAGCTTCTGACATCTGAAGGTATTGAGCCTTATCACTAGCAGATAAAGCATCAAAGCCTTCAACATGTTCTATCGCTTCTTGTTCAGTGATAAAGCCCATGGATTATTCCTTTGGAATTAATGCTAAAAGTTCATCTTTTTTAGCACCTGCTTCAAATGCAATGCCTTTTTCAGTTAGTACAGCTCGAAGCTCATCTACTTTTAGACCAGCATAGTTAATTGGTTGTGGTTGAGTATCACTGGGCTTTTGGCCATCTTCAGGCTTCTGACTAGCATTCCCTGATTCAAGTTCAGCAATACGTGCTTTCATTGCCTCAGGATCATTTTGAAAAGCAATAAATTCACCTTTTACAGTTGCCAGTTGTTCTTCGAGCTCAGCAATTTTTGTTTCTGTCATTTGTTGTCTTTCCCGTGCACGGTTAAATGATGAAAGTCCCATTTATGGATCTCCAAATAGTTAAGGCGGTATTACCCGCCTTTTTGTTATTTGATCTTGTGCTTGAATGCCACAATACGGATCTGTTTAGGATCGTAAACACGTTCCCAGTTTGCAGCTGTTGCTAGACCGGCATTATTAGGTGCGATACCCGTTGCACCTGCCCATTTAATGCCACGAGGATGTAGCACAAAGTGACGGCGGTTAATAAGAATGTCAGTACCCGCTAAACTGTCACGGTCAGTCTCAACCCCTACTGGTGCACCAATATCTTGGAAACCAATTGCACCTTGACCAAACAGGAATGAAGTAAAGACATCACCTTCCACTGGCATACCGTCATCGACAATCACACGGCGATCCATAAAGGTTTTATAGAGCACCACACCATCAGCATCACGTACGGTTTCGATCAAACCTTGTTTAGCTAATGCAGCCATGGTTGCCGAATGCATGGCAATAGCCGTTAACTTGTCAACCGCATCACCCAACTTATAAGAAGCATCAACAAAAGATACACCATCAATTACAGCGGCAGCTCCAGTTCCAGCAGAAATATCGTGAGTATTACCTGCCATGCTGGCCGCACCGAACACACCTTTAAGGGTATTTACGGTAAAACCTTGAAACTCACGCGACCAGTAATCTGCGACCAGATCACCAACCGCACCAAGTGGATCGTCACCAGATAATGCTTTAGCCAAATCATTAGCACCCCATGCCTTACCACGTGCATGAAGAATCGCAATATCTTTGCCTGAGGTGATGTTATTTACAGATAAAGGGGTTGAATCTGAAAGTACTTCTGACTCCCCACTTAAATCATTCCAGAATGGGATATTTACAGTAGTACCACCCTCTGTTCCGAAAGCCACATCTACATCCAAATCCCCAACAATGCCAGACTGCCATAATGCAGACTTTTCGGCAGTTTTATTTAATACGTACGGAGTGAATAACTCGGGTACGATTACATCAGCAATTTTTGTGTCGCCCATTAGGCTTTACTCCTTAAAGTTTAATACCGTGTTTTGCCGCTAGCTCTTTAGCTAGTTGCGGATTTTCATTTCGTAATTGCGCCAATTTGGTCATATTTACCGTGCCGTCTGCTTTGAGAATGTCTGGCTGACCTTTTGAATTGTTGCTACCAGGTGCACCCATGCCATTAGGCTTAGGCCAGTAATACGGTTTTTGCTCACGTAGAGATTCAACCCATTCTTTTGGAGTCATCGGTGTCTGACCATCTTTACCAATGACTACTTCCCCGTTTTCATCAACTGCCACAGCTTTGCCATTTTCATCTAATGCAAACTTTGTCTGAGCTAAAAAGGCGATATCAGGGGTCGCTTCTGGCAGTGCTTCAAGTTCAATAGCAGCCTGAACAATTTGGCTTTGCACTACTGATTTCTTGAATTTCTCGGCATACGCTTCAGCTTTATCTGCCCGTTGTTTCTCTGCCTTAAGAACCTTGTCATGCTCTTCACGCATCTTCTCAGTGCGCTTCTGAATAACTTCTTCAATCTTGCCTTCAGCAATAAGTTTGGATTCTTCATCCTGATTTGATTTATCAAGCAAGACCTTGATTGCATCCAGATCCAAACCCTCAACCTTTGATTTCAATGAACCTAGTTCATCTTTCAACTCTTTTTTGTCTTTGATAAGTTCTGCATTCTTATCTTTAAGACCTTTAACAGCTTCATCAACGGCGGCTTGAATAGCTGCTTTAATTTCAGGATTTTCCAAATCAACTTTGATTTCGTCTGGCATTTAAAAATCTCCTAGAGATACCGCTTAGCGGGTTTAATTGTTGAACCTTCTGCTTAGCTTCAGGCAATAAAAAAGCGCCCCTTAGGGCGCTTCATTTCTATAAATAATTATTTACTTAAAGCTTGGCGTACAAATGCATCTTTTGCTTCAAGTAGCTTTCTTAATCCTGTTGATTTTTCGGGACCATCAGGAAGTTGCTCATCCATTTGCCGAGCTAAATCACCAATTGGCTTACTAACTTGCTGCAAATGTTCTGGTAAATGTTCATATTGAAAATATTGGATAATAGGACTTGGCATTTTCTTCTCACAAAAAAAGCACCCGAAGGTGCTAAGGTTAAAAATTAAGTTCTAATTGATGAGTGCAATTGCTTTTAATCTTTCAAAAGTAAAACCATAAATTGCCATGGCTCTTGAAATCTTAATTTGAAGAAATGGCACCAGAATTAATTTTGTGCTCAGAATATATTAAGCATCTGACATAGTGATTTGCTTTTCAGACATTTGTAATACCTTTCGCTACATTTCCTTTGTTTGATTTGGCCTTGGTGCATCACTCACTAAGCGAACACCATGAGCACCATATGCTTCAAAAGTTACAGTAATTGTTGCGGGTCCATTTAAGGCATCAGAATTCATCTGTACTGCTCTTTGTCCAGCTAGAGGTTGTCCAGTTTCTTCATCACAAATAACCAGATAACCTTTCAAAGTAGGGTGACGCTTTAGCACTAAATGTCTTGACTCACTCATAAGCCCAACTCCTTAAATGTTTGCTCGTCCAACTTACGAAGTTGGTCTAATGTGTACAATCGCCCTTCAGGATCAAAGAACTTTTCAAGATCAAATTCCCCATCTTTATAGAGCTTAAAGCGCTTTGGCCCTAGCCACTCCCTTTGAAAGAAATCATCTGTTTTCTTAAAGAACTCTTTGAATGTGGTGTTTGCATCTAACTGTCCTATTAACTGGCTTCGCTCTTCTTTGGGGATGTCTTTAACTCTACGTTCGTCCATTACAAATGGCCGTTCACCGATAAGTTGACCATCTTTTTTAACTGGTACTAGTTCGCTGCGACAATTAGGATGCAACGGCGGTACACGTTTTGCCGGATCATCAATCCTCCAGACAGTACCGTCTAAATGAGCACAAAGCTTAGATGTTCTTCCATCCAATACACTAATAAAACGAACATACTCAAAACCTAACTGTTTGAAAGTATCTAAATACGTTTGATTAGCAACATGACTACGAACTGTTCTTACGGTACGTTCAATATCCGTCTTAGAGCTACTTAAAAGCCCATCCTCATAATTAAGCCGTTTGGTACCACGGATGCGCTGAACTATTTCCTGATTAGTTTTACCTGAGTTGATACCATCCCGAATTGCATACTCAACCTTTTGACGGGCATTTTCAGCAATTCTTGATAGCAGATCATCAACAAGAGCCCCACCTACCAATGGTATTTTTTTAGCTGCTGCATATAGCTTTTCACCATTTGGCTTTTTGATCTTGCCGCCATATAGCTTCGCCGTGTAATTGGCTTCATAAACAGCCAAGGCAGTAGCAGAAACAGCGAAAGCTTCAGGTAATGCAGTGTTTATTGCAGTAAACCACTGAGCAATCAGATCACGAACTTCCTTCAGATTTGACGTTGTGTACTGTCCACTTGCTAGAGCCATCTTTTCAGAATCATTTAATTCATCAAGCAAATCCCGAAGCTTTGCCAACATTAATATTGACTCATCATTAAAGATTTTTAATAGCTCTTTAACAGATTGAGAAGACACCCGATATAAGTACGCCTGATGTTGGGTAAGTACTTCAATCAATGATTTATCTTCTTTTGAAGCCATACATCACCTCTACAAAGGAGTGTTATCTCGCTCTATTTCTACCCGCTTCACTTCTTCCTGATAGTCGTGAGCTGGTAATTTACCTGTCATCAGGTATTCCCAATATGTGCGGAAAGAGTTTTTCCCTGAAATAGCACCCTCATAAAGCTGTTTTGCAAGATTAATATCCGTGACCTGCACAATAAACTCAGGTTCAACCGTAAATGAATATTTTGTCGAATCCAGCTTTAACCACTGCGCTGCATACTTAATGGCTTGTTCAATTGCTGCAGCTGCACACATCACGATACTGTGAAGACTTGCCTGCTGGTCATCCTGACGTGCACGGCGTGCCTCACCTGATTCCTGTGTATTGGTATCAACTACTTTAGCTCCAGCTTCTAATGCCGAATTCTTTTGTGCATCCATTTCCTTTTTAGTGAGTTCAATGCCGTTACCTGAAATTTCTAAATAACCACATTGTGAATTTGGAGGAAGACTCCAGACAGCCATAGCACCAGTAACGCTAATATCATCATCATCGTCATCATCAAGGCCACTAATCCAAGGTTGCGGATGGGCCGTATGGTGAAGAGACTGGTAATAATCTGCACTGAGCTGGTAATACTTCAGAGCAGCCTTGGCCATTGTCAAAAGCGGTATGGTACCTACATCTGGGGAATTACTAGTGGCACCGCAGAAAACAAATGGTGTGAAAGAAAGTTGATTACCGCCGAGATCAGGAGTTTTATCCTCCACATTTAAACCATCGAACAATCGGACCGCTAATGCTCCATCATCCATAGATAGAACGCGGTGAACCGTTTTAGTTTCGTGCCCGAATTCATCTTCACTATTATCAAATTGCTCTTCGAGCACTAACAGTTTTAAATCCTTTCGACCACCGATACTGTTTTCCTTCCAGTTGATAATAGATAACGCATCATATAAGGCGAAATATGGCACTCCGTTAGCATCAACATCGACAAGCAGCCCACAGCGCCCAAACTCTAGCAACTCTGAACAAATGCGAATAAAGAGCTGTTTAAGCCCAAAACCGTCATTTGTTGCATTCTCTATCAATCCTTTAAGTAAAGAACTTTCAATCACAATATTCGGCTCAAGCTTTGAAACTAACCCGATCATTGTGCGTAATGCGTCCTGAACCCATAGCGGATACTGAGCTCGACTTAGATAGGCCTTATAAATCTCTCCAGTCTTATCACCCTGCTTTTCTGCCTCGATCATCCCTGCCGATTTAGAAAGGTATTTGGTCTGTGCCTGTTTGATCTGCTCTTCACCAGCAACGGCGTCCCGCATAATCTCCCAGCTTTTTTGTGCAGCAATATACTGCGGATGTTTATCAGTAACTGCCATAAAAACACCAATAAAAAAGCACCTAAAAAGGTGCGTTGTTTAATGAGAAAAACCAGCGATTTTGCGCTGTTTAAAGACTTTCTGAATGATGATCGGAAAACGTTTAGCTATTGGATATCCACCAGCATCGCCAACGTGGTCCAAACCAGCGCTTTTATCTGGCATTCCAAAATCATCATAGACTTGCTGTTCTAAAGTAGCCGTAAAGTTAGGGCACTTATTTGTGTTAACTTTTAAGTGTCGTTCACCCTCGGCATTTAGGATTTGTGCATTAACAGCAGTAATACGATCTTTAATTCCGGGATTCACACCATTCACTTCAACTTTGAATCCATTTTTCTTTAAAATTGCATGATCGGATTCGCTAAATCCCTTTGATGAAGTTGCTTGCCCTGAAGCGTCTGGTATCACGGTAATATCATGATCAGGAAAACGCTCTTTGATCAGATAACACATAGTTGGTGTATCTCTTACTCCAACCAGTTCATCTAAAGCTCTCGGCTTACCTTCTCTAATGACATAAACCACAGCAGCCATTTTAAGTACGTTAAAGTCCATTCCAATGAGTAAAGGCTCACCTTGCTTAATTTCCTCATCCGTATGATTTAAAACCCGGTCAAAGTCTGGATAAACCGCTCCACTAGTTAAGTTGACGAACTGCCCTTTCAAATAGGCTGATATCAATTGAGGTGGGTAGGATTCATACAGTGATGAAATATAATCGTCTGGCAGATTGGCTTCGTTATCATAAGTCGATGCCTGAATCATGCCGTAAAGTGCCCGTTTCTCAGGGGATGAATTAGCTTCTTTTACAAATTGCTCATAAGTGAATTTAAAGCCTTCTGGTGTTGTTGCCACATCAATACCATTGAGCAAACCAGCTTGTTTAAAGCGCATACGAGCAATGATTTTATGCCAAGCTTGTTGTGCTTTAGTCATCGCCATGACATCTAGCTCATCAATCAATGCATGTCCGATTTTAAAACCTACAATCGTTGCCGGTTTCTCCATTGATCGACATATGATGGTTGTTCGATATTGCCGACCATAATAGATATCCACCTCTTTATTGGTTTCATAAACCTTAGTTTTTAATCCCCAATCAAATGCAACTTCATCAATAGTGGGAAAGAAGATGTCACGGATCTGTGGGTATGTTGGCGCAAAATAACCCAAAGGGACCTTTGGAAACTCCCAAGCTTTGTTGCATAAACTGGAGCATCCAACCCAAGTCTTTCCCGATCCAAAGCCAGCGACAAATGCGCGGAACTTCTTTTCCATCTGCAAAAAATTAGCCTGAGGTACATTCAGTGTCGGATTGATGTTCGGCATCTTTTTTACTCGCATCCACAACTTGAATAGTTACCTTGACTGGTGTTGGATCATCTGCCCCTTCACCATCACCACTTCTGATCTTTTCAATTTCAAGCTGCTTTAATTCAAGATTTAAAAGCATCAGGTCATAACCCTGCATTTCTTCCCGAACCTGTTTAATAACCCCTTGCTTCATAAGCCTGTTGTTCTTCCAGTCTTCATAAATCTTCTGAAGCTCTTTAAGCCGGTAGGCTTTATTAGCTAAAGGGATGTCATAAACATTCTTTTTAAAGTCTTCTCGAGTTTTGTGAAAAAGGGTTACCAACTTCTTGCTTAGGTTCTTCCCAGTTGTTTTTGTCGGGTCATACGCTTCGCATTGCCTTCGGTCAATTTCAATACCAAATCTCTGTTTGACAGCATCCGCTACTTGTTGAGGGGTATCAAAGCAAGCAAGAGACTGAACTATAAAGATTTTTACAGGCTCTTTAAGTGCCGCCATACCTCCCCCTTTGTCCAACTACGTCCAACAAAACAGGCAAAAAAAAGAGCCATTCGGCTCAATTGATTACGCAGTTTCCGCAGCATTTTGAAATATCAAGATTCGAAACAAACGGCGGATTTTTTGCGACTTCAATAAGTCGCTTAACATTTTTGCTTGGTCCATAACGTTTAACTACGCCAATAAACTCTTCAACGTCATGACCAGCAAGATAGTGCTTAGGAAGACCAGAACTATCGCTATAAACAATTTCTCCGTCCTCGTCTCTCATCACTCCAATGTGGTAAAGCTCATGTTCAAGTAAGTAACAGAACTCTGTATCGTTTGCACGCTCACAGAAAGAAGCGTCGACAGTTATTAAGTATGTTGGCACAAAGCCGAACCAGTCTCGCATCTGTTGCTCTTGTCTGGCCTTACGCCATCCACCAACATTGAACATGACTTTTTCGCACTGGCCTAACACCATAGCTTGCTTGCTTTTATATGCAGAAGAGGCCCAAGCAAATGCTAAAAATTCTTCATTATCGTGAAGCAGCTCAGCTATGTGATCATGATCGGGGTTATAAAGAGGTCCACCAATAGTTAAGTAATTAGCAACAACCCATTTTTTTAGATCTGGTGCCGGTGTTAGTCTAATTGCTTCTTCTTCATCTGCCTGATCAATGAAATCAGTCGGTGGAAATGGTCTGATCTGATCCATTGAATATTTGCCTCTTTAAGTTTTTTAGCCATTGGCTAGCGTATTCAGTCCGTAGCTGCAGAGGTCCAGACTCATCAATGCGACATCTAGAAGCCGTCTCTATGCGCACTACTGTGTATCCCATCTCTTCAGCCACATCGTAACGATCAAGACTCCAAGCTTTGTTTTTAAGCTTACCCTTACGTCCACCCGACCAAGGGCCCACCCTCAATTTCAATGAGCAAACGCAATTTCACAATATGAAAATCAAAGCGCCAGTGTTTGGTATGGATCGGTTGAAACTTACTTTCAAAACCAATCGCCAAATCCTCAAGTTCTTCCCTAAGTGTTGCCTCAGCCTCGAGATATTTTTGCTTCGCCTTAGGCAGTGGTCTGGATTTGGGTTTGGTTTTAGGTTCTTTTTTTCTTGTAAGCCAAAAATAATCTTTACCATCCATGCCCTAGCCCCTTAAAAGAAGCCCTCAGGCTTGTTGTTGAGCCGTGCAATTAATTTGTTTTGCTTTGCTATGGCTAAAAAAAATCGCTCATCTAATTGAGCGATCTGTTCTGTAGATAATCCTTTCGTTGTACAGCTTCCCAAATGATTTAGATCTACTTGAAGCTGTCTTATCTCTCGCGTGATTTTTTGAAACTCAGTCATAAACACTCCAAGTAGGCAATAAAAAACCCACCGATTGGTGGGCTTCATTTGTTTGAACTATTATTTAAGATAGATATGGGTATTTTTCAGCGAGATACTTGTTAGCGATTTTAGTTGTTTCTGAATAAGAAATTTCAGCACAAAGCCAAAAACGATATGTATTTTCACCAACTTTATAACTCTGGCGGTTATATGTTGATTGCTTACTAGGATCTATTTCACTTGCTTCAAAATATGTACCTTCACGGTTATTTACAACTTCACCGTCTAAATCACCGCCAATACAAATATACATTGAGCTAATCCATAAAATTATGAATGGCAGCTTAACACATAAAATAAAAAGCCCCGCCAATAATCGATATTTAGCGGGGCCCTTTTGTGCCGTAATACGCTCGGCAAACGATAAAACTAGTTTTTGGTGCACTTAAAAAATTTTTCGTAATCAAAAAAATCCAAAAGTACTACTAAGTAAATCATCAATGAGCTGCTTATCCGAAGAGCATTTAACAATAGGTCGAGATATAGCATATTGCCCTTTTAAGAAAATATTTACCTCTTTCATACCAATAGTCACATAATATTTTTCACCTTTCGTAAAAACATTGAAAAAACCATCTTCATCTAAGTGACTTTTCCTCAGTAAATAATATTTAAAATGGTTTTCTTCCAAAAAAAGAAGACAGTGACTAGTTTGATCAATAAGTTTTAAGTACATAAATTATCCTCATATTATGAAGATATATTGGCCTAAAACTATGTAACCAACAACACTAAAAACTGGTATTTTTATTTTAAAAATCAATATGTAAAGTAATTTATTACATTTTAAATTTGCAATATTAAATAATAAAAAAGCCCACCATTTGGCGAGCTTTTAAAACATTTTGGTGCAACGCTTATAACTTTGTCCCACCATATCACAAATCTAAACCAAGTGTGCTGCACTGTCAAGATTGCAATACCTCTATTTTACCATCCAAATAAGCCAAACCTTTATCGATCTCAGCACGTACTTTTGCTTTACTACATCTATGTACATTGGCAATTGTTAAATACGACCAATTATTTTCATAATAAAGTATTAAAAACCAAGCTCTTTCTTGTAGAAACTCCCTATTATCGTTATGCATTTTAGCCAAGAGTTTGCTTACTTCAACTGCCTCATAATCTTCAATTTCGCATGGCATAGAGACCTTACTTGATCTAATTCTAGTTGTGTCATTTTGGTCAATTAAACATGCTAGAGGATTAGCAGAAACTTTAGATTTTGTTGATCTTACCCATAGACCATATTGTTCCAACCATTGATGAGCAGAACGTTTAGACCAGTCCATTGTCTTGTTATTAACTTTTGCATTCATGTTTAAACTTCCCTCACATCAATATTGTGAACTGTTTTCATCAGGTGTTTTTTATTTCGGTAACTCGGTAGCTTGCGTGTAGCTATAGACTTCACATCTTCAACAACGTATTCACCTGCTGTCGTGAAATAAGTGAAATCGGCAAAATATCTAAGTGCTGGTTTAGCTCGTTTCTCCCCTTCTAATTTTGTCTTCGGTGCCAATTCAAATTTTGTGTGATGCTGCAATTCTTTAATTTCACCTCGTTGTTGTAGAGCCTTTAGCTCGATATACCGTTTGTATTCTTTAGTACTGTCAAAAGTCATTCCATCCAATTTAATTTTCGAAGCATTAAACTTGTTTCGACCCTTTTTCTTTTGAACTTTCGGGCATGTAAGGCGGTAATCAGCAAGGCTCATTGATGTCATTTAGGCTCACCACCATTGAGCACTTGCTCTAAAGCTTTAAAGGTTCGAATCATTGCCATTTGTAGAAATTCATGATTGCCGCGCATGTCTTCTTCAACATACTGCAAAGCATATTGAGTCTCTTTTAATGCCCCATCTAAACGCTTTCACAGCTCCTCCACTTTCGCTTGTTGTTCTTTTTGAATCTCCCAAGCCCACTTTCCAGATTTACCCTCAAACTCACTCATGGCTGGCTCCTTTTTCTGCATCACACATTTCACATTTATCTATATGCCCCCACCCATCATCTCGAATGAAGCCAAACCCCTTACAAGCCTTACATTTGACTTTCTTTTTCTCACCCACCAAGAAATATCGATCTTTCTGGTTGTAGGTAATATCAATAGAACCTGAGTAATAGCGCCTTAACGCCCCATCAATATGAAATTCGTGTGGACCTACACAAAACTTCCACCCCGAATCCCCGCCGCACTTTGTAAACCATGTGAAATATGCTTCTCTCCATTTCACATAACGGCCAGACAGATGAGGAGTCAACAATTCAATTAAACGTGCTCTAAGCATCTCCATGCTTGCTGACATATCTCCATAGTGATATTCAAGATCGTAGCTATACTCGCCTGTGTTATATCTAGTTGGCATGAGATTCACCGCCTCCGTATATTGATTCGTGGTCGCGGATAGCAGTCATCACACGCTTAATTGAAATGGAACCATCTGGAATGAAGTCGCAAAAATCATCAAGAAAGCTCAATCTCCCATTTCCCACCATGCGAACATGCGTGTAACCAACATGCTTATCTGTCGTAATGAATGCAGGCGTTAGCTTCTCAACTCCACCTAAATCGTTGATGATTTTCAAAGACTCCACCAGACGTTTAAGCTCAACCAAATCTACAAAATACTTCTCACGATCTGCTGGGCTGATTTCTACACTTTGACCACATTGGAACTCATAACCCTCGTTCCATTCAGTTGCGTTATCGGGTGCTGAATCTACGATTTCCTTCGCGTATTGCAGTCCTTTATCTCTAATCAATTTAGTTGCTTTCATGGCTGGCTCCTTTCTCATCAAGCTCTTTACGCGCCAACCACCACCAAACCACCGCACCGCTAATAGCTGCTGTAAAAAATGAAATGAGTAAACCCCACGCTAAAATCTCGAATTTATTCATACATTCGCCCCATCAATTAGCTGAAGAATATTTCTAGGGATTGGCATACCCTCCCGACGGCACATCTCTGCGTATTCGTGTGGATTATCGAAAGGATCAGGGCCCAACTCTTTTATAAGCTCAGGCTCTTTTTCTTTTGCCTCAAGTTTTTGAACTGGTGCAGGTTTACGACCATTGATTTTTAATCTTTCCATCAATGATTTGAGATGCTTTTGAGCCTCGTCATTGCTCACAGGAACGTGTTTAGGTTCTTTGTGTTCTAGTTGTAGCGGTGGAGTGTAAAACTCTTGCTGACGGCCTTTTAACTGAGCTTTAGCAACCATCACGTTGTAGGTCCCGAAGAAATTATCTTGAGCTGCTCGCATTTGGCCGGCTTCGATCAAATACATAACCTCGTCTAAGGCGTACTTAGTGATTTGGGTAATAACCACGGAACGGTCAGTTGTAAACTTACATGCGCGAGACCAAGCTTCTTCTGGAGACATCCAACTTTCACCGATACACCAGGTGCGAAACTCGGCAAATGACGGCATAAAGCGTCCACCTGCTGTAAGTAAACGAGCAAGTGCGTTGTTAAATTGGTTTTGTTGAACGCCAACCAGTGTTTTAAGTGCGATTTGCTCAACCACTGACAGAGGAATTGCACTTTCGCCTGTTGCTGGAAATTGCTTATTGAACTGAGCAGCGTAAACAGTGCGAAGAGAAGCGATTAATTGACGCACTTCGTTCAAGGTAATCTCATGCATGACCTACCTCCTCAATCATTGGAAACTTTTTTGCTGGGGTTACATCCACGATTTGAGATTCGCTCTGTTCTTCAAAAAGATTAGCGAAGTAACCCGACTCTTGTGGTTTTTGACCAGCTGAATTGATTTGCTCTTGTTTCTTGCGGTTTGCAGCAACTTGTTTCTCGTTGTTTTGAACCCAAGAGAACCACTTAACCAACCAGATGCTTGGTGTATTCAACGAACTTGATTCGTTTGCAAAGTACCAGTCACCGAAATTTTGAATCATGGTTCTCAAGTCGATTTCAGGTACCGAAACAAATCTTTGTTGAGCAAGTGAGATGAAATCGTATTGAAACTCGCTGTATTCAGAAATGAATTCACGCATTGAATAGCGTTTGTGATCATCGATCTGATACTGAGCAAATTGAATTGGAGTTAATTGCGAATTTTCTCCACGCGTATTACTACTACTATCAATAATTGGTTCTTGGTTTATGGTTAATGGTTTATGGTTATTGGTTGGTTGCACATCCGTTTGTTCTTCGTTTAACGGATTTTCAACGACCGTTGAATTTTCGTTAGACGCTTGATCATCTTTTGATGAATCACTGTTGGACGAGCCTTTCTTTTTCGCTGCACGTTTTGCAGCAGACGCCTTACCAGCCTCACTCGCTTGTTTCTTTTTCCCGTGATATTCAGCAATTTCTCGTTCACAACGATTATTGCGATAAACACCTTCTTCAAGAATGAAAAACTCATCAAGTACATATTTGAGAGCTTCTTTTTGCTCTTCGGTAGTACATTGCAAACGACGTGCTAGACGATCAATGCTTGATGCATCAATCGCCTTTTCTGTGTCGTAATACATATCTAATAAGTCGCGGTAAATCGCACGCTCAATTAAACTGAGGTGGCGAGTCGCATTGTTGAAGTCACCAATATGGTGTTGGTAATAGTTCATGCGGCCCTCTCTTTTAATACTTTCTCAAAGCGTTCTTGCTGCAATTCGTAATATTGAGGATTCAATTCACACCCTAAATAATTACGGTTATGCATTAGTGCTACAGCTGCTGTTGTTCCGGATCCCATGAATGGGTCAAATACAACATCATTGACTCGAGATCCTGCTAATACACATGGCTCGATTAAGTCCATTGGAAATGTTGCGAAATGAGCACCCTTGTATGGCTTTGTAGAAACTTGCCAAACACTGCGCTTATTACGAGTAAGTAAGTCATACTCGCTTTCTGATCTTTCTGATCTATGAGTTCCATATGCTTGATTTGGAATAACAGCAGCTCTCTTACTATTTTTGCGTTTAAAACTATCGCGCGAAGATCTCGAGTAAACGGCTTTCATTGGACCGTTATGTTTCATCACGGCACGAGTACTGCCATGTTGTTGATCAAGATTTTGGGAAAGTCTTTTGATTGAGCTTTCTGCAACCGGTTCTTTAATTGCTACGTGGTCAAAATAATATCTACGTGATTTACTGAATAAGAAAATATACTCATGTGCTTTGGTACAACGATCAGTAATACTTTCAGGCATTGGGTTCGGTTTATGCCAGATAATATCTTGGCGCAAATACCAACCATCAGCTTGTAGAGCAAAAGCTACTTTCCATGGAATACCAATTAGATCTTTCGGCTTTAAATTTGATTGGGCTGCATTTTGCTTAGGAAGAACTAGTCCTTTAGTTTTTGGATTCTTACCGTCGTTTAAACCTGTACGTGTCATGCCCCGACCAGAACCCGCATAACTGTCACCAAGGTTTAGCCAAAGTGTGCCATCTTCATGGAGCAGCTCTCGCACTAAACGAAAAACTTCAACCATGTTTTGAACGTATTCATCAACGGTATTTTCTAAGCCTAATTGACCATCAACACCGTAATCACGTAAACCAAAATATGGTGGTGAAGTTACGCATGTTTGAGCTTTTAGCCCTTCCTCAATCATTTGTTTCATCAATGCGCGGCAATCACCAAATAAAATTTTATTCATGCTTCACCGCCTTCTTTAATCTGAATGTATGTGCTACCCAAGAAGCGAATACGATCAGCACGGCTAAGGCTACTAATAATTTCCTCAGCATGGTTGTACGTAATACGATGCTGACGCACTAAAACCTCTTTAAATTCATCTCGCTTTACAGCTGCATTTTTAGTATCAGCTTTGATTCGCTCTAGGTTTTCTTCACACTTTTTGATTAATGCTTTAAGTGTGTGGAGAGCCGGTTCAAACCAGCTCTGGATTATTTGTTCTTGATTTGATAGATTATTCGTGTTCATTTGATCCACCTCAATTGAATGCCTAACCACTCCTGTTACAGCAGGTAGTGGTTTTTTATTTGAATAAAATCCGCATGTATTCAGGTGAAGTGAATGCATGTGCTAAATAGACTCGCGTTGCTTCTGCAATTTCAGGTGAGCAATACACATCACTTTCTTGCACAACCTTCAAACCAATGGCTGTCAACAAAAAGCTAATAAACTCAATCTCAGTCCATCCATTTGATTTCTTTTCTGTTTTCATCCGTGAAAGGATGCTTGCATCGACATTTATCATCTCTGCTACTTGTCTTTGATTGCTAGCGTTAAGTGCTTGCAATATGAGCGATTCGTTATTGCTAGCGCTTGCAGGCAATTCATTTAATACTTTGCTCATGGTTTAGTTCCTAAGCGGTTAATTGTTTTGAACAATATTCCTTCCATAAATTTTCTAGTTTTCTTCCTAGATCATATGAAAGGCGTTTCCCACATAACCCGCGCTCTAAATCACTAACGTAATTCTGTGAGCACCCGATTTCTGCGGCTATAAATGTCTGAGTAAGACCCTTTTCCCTTAACTCAGAGATCATCTTCTGCCATTGATTCATGGGCGGTCTCCGATAATTTTTATTAAATATATAGGTTTTCCGATATTTATTCAATAGCCAAACCGATTGAAATATGTATCAGAATTCCGATAGAAGTAACGATGGACAAATTTATGGCTACTTTGGGCGAAAACTTAAAAGCAATTCGCAAAGCTAAGAAAATGACTCAAAAAGAACTGGCTATGAAGTCAGGTGTCAAACAATCTGTAATTTCTGATCTCGAAACAGGGAATGCCAAATCGACAGGCTCTATACTTGAGTTGGCTACCGCACTTGGTGTTACCGCAGAAGAGTTAAAAAAAGGCATTGTCAGTAAGTTTGATAATAACGTTGAGCCTATAACTAAAAAGCTAATTCCCGTTCTTTCTTGGGTGCAGGCAGGAACAATGACATCAGTAGAAGCTATCGATCCTAATAAAATAAATGAATGGTTGCCACCACTTAGTGCAGATGATCCAGATGGATGTTTTTATTTAAGAGTTGTTGGCGTTAGTAATTCCCCTACTTATGTGGAAGGTGATTACATCTTGGTTAATCCAAACTATCAGGTTTGTGACCTACTCTCTGAAGATTTAATCGTTGTTCGCAATAACTCTGATGCAACTTTTAAAAAACTTGTAATTGAGAGCGATGAAAGGAAATATTTACAAGCACTCAATCCAAACTTTAACCCAAATATTATTGAGTTTGAGGATGGTATGGAGCTGGTGGGCTTGGTTATTGATGCATTTAGACCATTAGGCGGATCACGTCCAAAGCGTGTTAGAAAAAGTTAAATTAAGGTTTTAGGTGATATGTGAACAACTCTAAACTACCAATCAACCAGATTATTGCTCGCATCAATGATGCTGCGAAACATGGTGAAGCTTTGGTGCTAACAGCCGAAGAAGTAAAGATTCTTTCTAAAGATATTGGCGACAAGGTATTTATTCCAGTCCTTACAAATGAACAGGTTGTGCAGTTGGTTAAAGAAGGAAAACTTGGGCAGAAAATTAATAACACCAAAGATTAATAAGCTGTGAACCCGACACAGTCTTTACAACAGATCGGGTGGGGAAAATAATGAGTAAGACAGTTGTAAAAGACAAAACCGTACACTACAAAAAAGTAGACTTTCTAAAAGGCGCGAACCTTGGAAACTTACTTAAAGCCCAACTATTAGATAAAGACTCTTTTTATCATAAAGCTATTAATAGGCAGCAATTTGTATCGGCTACTAAAGATGATTTTATCCTTATAAATCACGCAAGTTCACATCAAAGTATGTTCTTTGGAGAGCTAATCATAGTGGAGTCTGGTAAAGCTCAAGCTGTTTTAAAAATAGACAATGATAGTGCTACCGAATTCCCAATCAAAACTTACTTAACGGAAGATTTACCTGATGATGAGGATGAATCTGTTGAAGTAGTGCGCAAAGAATTTATTGATAGTGTTTTATATTTTGGAGTGATTGATAATCATGTTGCAATTATTCAATCCAGATCATTAACAGCAAGAACTCTTGAGTCTTATTTAGGTTGGCTTTTGGGTGAAGCAGCTAAAGCCTTACCAGCGAATAGTGCCTTAATCTTAAAAGATGCTCCGAACCCGGCAATTAAAGAAAAATTGGAATCAACGCCAGCCAAGACCATCTCAATCTCATCTGGAATTGGATCAACAGAATTGCAACCGATTCACAAAATAGAGTCGAACGTACCAGCTAAGATTGATTACAAAATCGAAGAAAATGTGGTTGATGTTTTAAAAACTGCATTTGGTGTCGATTTGGATGATTTAAAACTTGAAGATGGCCTTGATGACGCTAATTTAAAGCTTAAATTAACACTCACCTATAATCGAAAAACATCCAAAAGCGGGCAAAAAGTAATTGATACTGTTGCATCATCTATGAGACATAATGATGATTATGTTATAACTCTTGAAGATGGTACTAAGGTCACAGCGGATAACTTAAAGATGAGTGGAAAAATATCTGTTGAAACAATCAATAATAAAGTTTATAACGACGGCCTTAAAGTTCAATTGTACAATTGGATGACTACCAATATTAATTTTGGTGATTAATCATGGCTAAACGCTACTTGCCGTTTTACAACAACGCTAAATTTATTGCATTAGTGTTAGTAGCTCTATTTGTCATTTTTTCAGTTACTTTTAAATTTCTTGCCCTTGATGTAAATATCAACTTGGTTCAATTTTCCTTTGTTTTGTTATTACCGTTAAGTCAAATTTATCTAGCCTACAAAGGTATGCTCGATGCATTGAAGCTTGATGGTTTAAATCAATCAGAGCGGGATCGCCTCACGTCTACTGTGGATATAAGGAGCAAATCATCACTATATGTTGCCATTTTATTTATAGTGATTGTTTTTGGAATGTATGTTTTCAATGCATTGAATTTACTATCAAATCAGCATCTTTTAGCATTAGTCTTATCTGTAGGCTTAACCTCAATATTAAGTTTCTTTTTGGCATGGAGTGATTTAAAAGAAATATCTATGCTTGAGAAAACCCTTAAGGCTCGTAAAGAGGCGAGAGAGGCCAGAAGCAAAGTAATGAGCAATAAATAAAAATCAAACACTACCCTTCTCACCCAACCCACCCCAGTGGTGGGTTTTCTTTTGTCTATTAAAGCATAAAAAATCGGATTTTCCATAAAAATATCGGATTCCCTATTGACTAATAATATCGGAAATGCGATATTTATCTCATCGACAAACAAAAACCGCCATAGGGGTCAGAGTCTAGGCGGTTTGCATCTAATGCGGAGATAAGTATGAATCAAAGAATTGAAAAGTACAAGTTTAGCCAAGCCTTTAGGGATGGCTCGAAAGCATTCGTGGCTTTCTGGGTTATCACCTTCATTGTATTTGCTTTCTTAAAAGGCTGTGCCGACGAGCAATACGCCAACGAACTCAAAGCAAAACAGAATATGTATGTGCGAGTGCAAGTGGAAGGAGCTAACTGATGAATAATTTCAGAGAAGTTATTGATAAAGCGGTAGAAGAAAGCCGTTTGCAAATTGCGCATTCTGCTGGTCACCTTGCGGTTGCTCATGAGTCATTCGCAAATGACTACCTTCTTAATGTAGCAAACCATGCCCTTTATATGCTTGGTACAACCATTAGTTCAGAAGATTTTGAAAAGGAACTCGAAGGCTTAAAGGCACACTTAATTGAATCTCTAAAGGGCTTCAATGGTGGCAATGACAAGGAGCCATCTCATGGATAACTACAAAATCAAAGTTAATGATGAAGCTGAGAGCAAAGAGGCTCAGGAGTTGTTTTTAGAGCTAGGTGGACAATGGAAAGACAGCGGAAAAGTGATTTTGGAATATGACCCAAGCATGCCGTTTTTCTATCTAGATGGTGAAATATTACATAAAGGATCATCAACTCACAACTATCAAGTATGTGACAGAAAAGAACTAACCCTCCCTCAGCTTCAAGACCTTGTTGTGTTGAAGCGTGGTGATGTGAAGGATGCAACACACAAGAACTTCAGAACAAATACCCCATACCTAAAACAAGGTGAGAATGAATACTACATGTTTAATGGGGAGTGGGTTTTGTCTAACTGCCCAAATGACCTAGAGCCAATAAATAAACCCCAAGACCCAGCCTTGATTAGCGGTGCGGAGGCGTTAGATGCACTTAAGGCCAAGAAGGAAGTCGAATATTGCGGAGAAGGGTTGAATGATAGCTGGTTATCAGCAGAAACCTTGCCAGTAGTTTATTTCTTGACAGACTCTTTCAGGTTCCGCCTCAAACCCCAAACCATCAAGCTTGAACTTGAGCTGCCGAAGCCTTTTGAGCCAGAAGAAGATTGTCACGTTTACATCTTAGATGACGGAAAAACAGATGGCTATCGTCGTTATTCCTACGAAGTTCATGGTGATAAAGGAAATACATTTATTGGTATTTGGCGTACCGAAGAAGAGATCAAGCAAGTCGTAGAGCAACTCAGAAAGATACGAGGTGCCTCATGATCTTAGCCCTTTTAGATATCGTGCTGTTTAACCTCATCTTGGCGGTTCACTGGGGGATTATCTAATGAATATGTTAGCCAATATCTCGTTTGATGCTGCTGAATCAAAGCTTTTGAAGGACTTAAGCAAACACCCTGAGCTTCTAGCTGGCGCAGTTGAATATGCCTTCCAACGTGGTGACATCGACTCTAAAGAATACCGTAACTGGCAAAGCAAGATTGCAGAAATGGAGCGTCTACACACTGCAAACCTTTTAGCAACTATTAAAGCGTGAGGTGTGTATGGGCTTTTTCTTCAATACAGAATTTCTTGAACAGTTTGGTTTCAGTGTTGGTGAAGAAGATGAAGCAACTCACTACAGCACTTTTGGTGGCAGCGATTGGAAATTGAAAGCCAATAAAGATCAGATGTTCTATTGGGATGCCCTTTCAAAGTCTTGGAAAAGATGGGCATTAACTCTAGAGCACTGCACACCGATCGGCGAGAAAGAACCAAATTACAAATGCGGACCAGTTAATCAAGTCGTAGTTATGAAAGACGAAACGACTCACGAACTGTCTCCAATTTACTCAGATTCGAAATATAAAGGTGATTAAAGATGAACATGCAAAATAAAGAACAGTTCTCTTTCACTAAAGCTGAACGTAAAAAAGCAAAGCTTAAGCTAAATCTTAATGGCGCCAGCGGTTCGGGTAAAACCTACTCTGCCCTTGTGTTGGCTTCAAGTCTTGGCAAAAAGATTGCAGTTATTGATACAGAAAACGAATCTGCATCTTTATATGCAAATGAATTTAACTTTGACACATTGCCATTAAAGCCACCCTATAGCCCTGAACGTTTTGCAGGCGCGATCCATGCAGCACATAACATGGGCTATGAAGTTCTTATCATTGATAGTGCTAGTCATGAATGGATTGGAACTGGTGGATGTTTGGAAATCAACGATGAAGCAGCTAAACGTTTTAAAGGTAACACTTGGTCAGCTTGGTCAGAAACCACACCACGTCACCGCAAATTTATTGACGCGATTCTTCAAACAGATATGCACATTATCACTACAACTCGTGCAAAAACTGAGACTGTACAAGGTGAAAAAGGAAAAGTTATCAAACTTGGCATGAAAGCTGAGCAGCGTGAAGGCTATGAGTATGAGCTTACCGTTTCACTCGATATGTTGCATGAAAATAAATTTGCAATCCCCACAAAAGACCGAACCAAACTTTTTAATCCAACAGGCGAAGTAATCACAAAGGAAACTGGCGAAAAGCTCATTGCTTGGCTTAACGATGGTCGCAGCCAAGAAGAAGCGCTTCAAGCTGCTTTTGATGAAGCTATCAAGCGTATCAATGCAACTACAGATGTTGCTGAACTTGGAATCATCTATTCACAGTTCAAAGGTGCTGATTGTGAAGCTGAAATAGTTAGCGCTTGTAGTAGTCGCAAGCATTCTTTAATTGGCACACATGGCAATGCGTGAGGAAGGCAGCATGACAGATCAAGAATACAGAGGGAATATGAACTACCCTTTTCAAGATCATATCGTTTTGAATGTCGAAGAAAATGTTGTTCCTTTTCCAAGAACAAATCTGCGTAAGTGTCAGCATGCACAAGTAGAGATTGACACTAAAGCTTTAGAACTTACATGCATGAAGTGCGGAGCAAAAGTAAATCCTGTGATGTGGATCAAAGACACTATGAAATATTGGTCCCGACAACAAACAAAGATTACAGAGCAGAAAAAGCAGATTAGTGAAGACCTTGAGGAGCTAAAGAAAAGAGCCCGAACCAAGTGTCAGCACTGCAACAAGATGACTGCTATTAACTTAAAGAATTTCAAATTTACAGTAATTGGGTGATGACATGACAGATTCGAATAAGGGAAGTGAAGTTAATCTACGCTTTGAGCAAGATGATGGTGCTGTTTGGGTCTTTGATGGAGATAGTCAATTTGGCACCGAAATCAGCCATTTAATGATGATGCATGCAGATGAATATAGCGAAGATGAATTACGTGTTATTTGTCACCATGCAGCATGTGAAATTGACAGACTTAGAGCAGAGCTAGAAAAAGCCAAAGCTCAGGCGGTGCCAGAGAAAAAGATTTACTTAACCTGTGAGCAATTATATGCAGCAGCAAACTTTGGCGCACCAAACAAGGATCCAGAACTTTTAGAAACTGAATTAACAATTGCTTGGTTTGATGAGGCTCATAGCGGCAGTGGTTACTACGTTTATATAAGTGAGTATCCAGAAGAAGGTGCAATGAAGCTGGAAAGCGAATTGGGAGCTGAGGGATGAACACAATGGCCCAAAGCAAGCTGTTTGGTCTTGCTGAAAATAGAACAGATGTATGGTCAACACCGCAAGATTTTTTTGAAAAATTGGATCGAGTTTTTAACTTTGATTTAGATGTTTGTGCTCTGCCTGAGAATGCCAAATGTGAGCGCTACTTCACGCCTGAAATTGATGGGCTGAAACAAGAATGGTCTGGAACATGTTGGATGAATCCACCTTACGGCAAAGAAATCATCGATTGGGTTGCCAAAGCAGCGGAAACAGCAAGTAAAGGGCATACGGTAGTTGCACTCGTTCCTGTTCGCACTGATGCCCGTTGGTTTCAAGACTATTGTTTGGGTCGTGAAATTCATTTTATTCGTGGCCGCTTAAAGTTTGGCGGTTCATCATCTAATGCGCCATTTGGTTGTTGCGTTGTCGTATTTCGTCCAAGTCTTAAAGATGTTCAGTGGATTGTGACAGAGACTGATTTTAGAAAAGCGGAAAGTAAGGAGGGGTGAAATGTTACTGACTACTGATGAAGTTGAACTACTCAAAACATGTGATGAAAGCCCTGAACAATACATTGCAGTTTTTCAAGGTCAACAGATCGGATATCTACGCTTAAGACATGGCGAATTTCGAGTTGATTACCCTGATTGCGGTGATGAGACCATTTTGTATTCTCAAGAGCCACAAGGCGATGGGTGTTTTGAAGAAGATGAACGTGAGTACTTTTTGATGAAGGCCAAAAAAGCAATCGTTAAGAAGTTTAATGAGATGGAGGGGTGAATGGGGATTATGCAGTTTTCAATCACTTTGGAGGGTGATACCCCTCCTCAGATTTTACTTGGTCAAAACCTTGGTGGCGCTATTGTCACCAAGCTTGAGCAAGTTAAACAAGAGTTAGTAAGTGCGGCTGAATTGGCGAAGTTATATAACTTGAGTGTTACTACCATCCGAGAAAAGCTTATCTCAATCAACCAAGGCACGGGCGGGAAACACATGTATGATCCTGAGCGAGCACGACAAATACTAACTAAAAAAGATGCAAACAAACGTGGTAGAAAGAGAGCTAACTAGCTCTCACTACTATTAAACATTTCTACAAGGTCTTGGGCGTTAGGGTTGTAGTAAGTGTTAATTAAAATACCAATAGTCTTATGCCCTGTTATTTTTGCTAGTACTTCAACTGGTAGCTTTCTTTCCCTCACCATTCTTGTAATTGCTTCATGTCGTGTGTCATGAAAGTTAATATGCTTTAAATCAGCAGCATCACGAATTTTTATCCATGTCCGTTTAAAAGTTTCAGCTTTAACTGGCAGTAAAAGATCAGTGTTTGACGGTAGTATTGATAAAAGTCTTTTTGCTTCTTTGGACAATGGCACATTCCTAGAATCACCATTCTTCGTCATAGGAAGGTGAACAAAGCCATCTTTAATGTCCTCTCTCCGCATACCCAGAATTTCGCCTTGTCTCATTGCTGTTTCAAGTGCAAATAACATTGCCCAACATACATAATGCTTTACGAATCTTGGAGGGTTATTTTTATCCCACTTGGCTTGCTGTAGAATTTTTTCTTGATCGTCAAAAGTAATACGCTGGCTTCGGCTCTTCCCCTTTTCAGGTTTAATTACGTTTTGCCAAACATTAGATTCAATTAAAAATAATTCCTTTTGAGCATAGGTAAATATTGAGGAAAAAATAGAGAATTCATATAAGACGGTTCCATTTTTTACTTCGAGTACCCTTTTATTTCGCCACCTAGCTATATCGCTTGGCTTGAAGTCATATATTGATTTAGATGCCAATTCACCAACAATACGTTCCAGATTGTCTAACTTATTTCTAATGACATGCTTTGATCTTAATTTAATTCCCTTTTCTGCATAGTATTTTTCGCAAAGTATCTTAAAAGGATAAGGTGTCTTTATCCCCTTTTCTTCTTGAACTTTTCCAGATTTCAACTCAAGCAACTTCATTGCTGCCCATTGTTCACATTCTTTTTCTGTGTCTCTGGTGCATGAATATCTTTTGTTTTCGTAGGTCACAGTAATGCGGTACGTTTGCCCACGCTTAATAGGTTTAGGTAATTTCATTCTTGGTGTAGATTTGGTGCAGATTACTTTTTATTTTACTCATTTTATAAAAAAAATAGTCAAAATAATCACTATATGGTGCAAATATAGGTGACTAAAACAGGTTAATTTAACCCACAAAAACAATATAAATTATTGATATTTAACAAGTTGCAAATTATGAGAATAATTTTAATCTCAACTTTATCAACAATATGTACAGCATGTGGGCTAAATAACCTTTTTAATTATATTGTGGGTATAAAACTATTTTTTTGTGTTGATAAACCATTTGCAATAACAGCTTGATCATAAATTCTTGCTTCAGCAAGTGCAAATGGATTGAAATTTTCATGAGTCAGTAACTCTGCAATATGCCCTACCACATTCATATGGCAAACAACCACAATCGACTCATAAGGAATTTGGGATAGCCATTCAATCGCTTCTTTTGCATCATCGTCAGGCTTAATTTTGTCGCATAACAGTACTGGCACATCTTTAAAATAGGTCTGGATATGCGCCAACGTTTCCTGAGCACGCAGCAAAGGACTAACAACAAAAATATCTGGTTTTACAATATCTTTTAAAAACGTTGCCGTTTGCTCGGCTTGTGCATGTCCACGCGCAGTAAGGGGACGTTTAATATCATTACCATTTACTGGTGGAGCAGCTTCCCCATGACGAACTAATGTCAGTTGCAT